TCCGCTATCAATACCACGGCTATCATCCCAACCACGGATAAACTCGCCTCTGTAGTCAGGAACCACGATGTAATCACCAGTTGTGCTTCTAGTACCAGTAGGATTTGCAGGATTGGTGCAACGATATCCCCAATCGGCAGTGGCGTTGTTGCCATTACCACAGTATATATCGATAAGATTTGGATACGTTATCAGAGACGCCGCCGAACCATTTGACTTCATCCAACCATTAGGAGCCGTACTTCTGGCAAATGCCGCGACCGTTCCCGGCTCTGCTACACCAACATTCAATCTAAACAGCGGTTTGTCTATAATATCAGCGCCATTTTGATCCTTGGCAAAAGTATTTGCAGGACTAAAGGCACCAAACGCATTGAATAGAACGTCATTGCCCAGAGTAAGACCAGATGCGAAAGTGACAGTTGATCCATTAGTAGCAGTGTAGTCAATTGCAGGCAAGAGTCTTCCATCTACATAAACGTCAAGTAGACCGGGAGTATAATTTAGGGTTAATGAATTGGCATCAGTACCACTAAATACGGTTTGACCAGAAGTCGCAACGAATCTGAATAGTTGTCTGGTAGCTAATCCGGGAGCATTACCGATATATGACATTATATTTCCTTATTACATTCTTGCATTCAAGCGGAACAAATAGCTAATAAAGTATGAATCACCCACACCTGATGTAGACATTTGAACATATCCTGACTGAGGCGAATCCGGTCCAAAGGTGTATCCAGAAACAAATCCTCCTGATATACCACCACCAGCGCCAGTTGAAGTTGGAACTGCTCGCATTTCTACCGGAAAATTAACTTCACCTGTCATCGTTTCAGTTCCTGTAGAATATGTTCTTAAAGCCGTGACGATATATTGAAGATATCTCTTGCATCGTCTCAATTCTTCATCAAATGGTCTTTTGGTGGAAAAGATGAAATCTACTATGCCGGCATCGGTCCCACTCTTGAAGGGAATTGTTCCGATGAAAGCATTGCAATAGTAAAGTGATATTTGATTTCCTGTTGTTGAAGACCAATTTGTTGCCGTAGAATGGCCAGTATAATTTCCCACGTTCCAAGCATTTAACGTTGGTGCTTGATATGTGGTTCCTGTTACTGCAAAGGGTATTATGACAAAAGACCCGGTATTTCCCGTATACCAATTTCCACCAACATCACCGGGAATAGTCAAAACAACAGTTTGATTTCCAACGGTAACAGGAAAGGTTGTCACATATGTTCTAGTTCCGCCATATAGTTGGATTCCAAGAGACCCTGTGCCTGCCCAATTCGCATAAAATGACATTACAACACTGACTGGCTTGGGAGTTGGCGTTCCCCAACCTGAATTCAGGAAATAAATACCCTCAACCGATTGCACGTATGGGAGTAAATATTCACCAGCGCTATATGAAGCTTTGGCAGTTGTAATATTTGCAATGCCTGCGCTTTTAAATCTATCATAAGGTGCTCCACTCACAGCGCCAGCATATTTGTATGAAGAACAAGTGGACATACCAATATAACCCTTTGCCCACTGATCAGCAAAATAATATCCGTTCACAGCAGATGGTGTAGTACCATTTTCTTGGCTAATATCAAAAAATGGATTTGTTAATAAGCCACCATCACCGTTTTGATAATCGCTAGTTGCTAGATTTAATGTTCTTGACATTATTATTCCTTAGAGTGTACTTGCAAGTGTGAATAGATCATCAATTTGTTTATGTGATAATCCTAGATGATTTGCGAATGCTGCGATATTTGGATTATGTCTCTCAACAGTAACGCAATATTCCCATTCTTCTCTGACTTCCTCCGATGCCTGAGACATGGTCGCATTGAAGACATCTAGCAGGCCAGCCTGTCTTAATGCCTTTCTGGCCTGTAATGGTGTTACAGAAGAAATGGCAACAGGACCGGGAGCCTGAAACAATTCAATAGATAAATTCTTTGAAACTATTTCACTATATTCTTTGTTGTTCATGTCTACAGGAACAGTAAAGGTTATGGGACCATTGAATCCACCCAAAGACTCTCCAATAGACAATGACACAAGTATTGCCTTTTTTGCTGATGATGTGAATACTAATTGCATTTCAATAATTCCTTATCTTGACAGCATTTCAATGTAGCTTGTGTTGCTATCAGGGTAATACCAAAGTGTACTACTAGAAACTAAGTGAGTTGCGCCAATTTCGTTTGTGTTATTTAATACCGCAGTTGTTGAGATACTCATTATTTGTTGAGCGGGCGCTGTGCTATATGGTGTGAAATACACATGATTGTAGAGGGCTGCTCCCGGCACTCCGTTTCCATAAATGTATGCCGATCCGCCAAGCGAACTAGCATTGGCTGTTGTTCCAATCAATACGGAACTGGTGAAATGATAGACACCAATTGCAGGAATTCTTACATAATAACCAGAATTTGTAGATGAATTGGCAAACGCAGCAGCGCCTGATCTTGTGGTGTGCGAAACAGGAAGATGCGATGTTGCCCCAGAGTTCCATGAACCAGAGCCGGTCAAGGTCTTGCTCAAATATATTCTTCCCGGTTGAACAAGACATTCCGCAATCCAAAGATTTAGTGATGCGAGCCATGTAAACCTAAACACTTCACCTTGTCCTACCAATGCGAAGGTGTTTGCAGTCACATTTCTGTATGTGATATTTTTAGCACCCAATGCAGTGATATAGCAAACGTTCCATCCAGAAGGATCACCAGTGGCTACGATGACAACCTCAAATCCATCTACAGAAGTATTTGGTAAATTTCCTGTGTTGACGCCAGCAGACAAATTCATTGTATAGAATCTACCAGACTCGGTTGAAGAAAAATTTATGCCGTTTGTTGCAGTCGTTGCTCCTGAATAATTTCTGGAAACAGCTATATTTTTTCTGGCTTGATCCGTCTCACTACCGAGAAATGATTGCGCGGCTTTACCAGTCAAGTAACGAGAATCTCCCGCCGCTTGAATTTGAGTTTCTGTTAACGGGCCATCAGATGGTTTAGGGCCTAGGTATGCCATATTACGTTACTTCCAATACTGACATTACAACATCAACAGATGAAGCCAATGATGAATTAACTCTAATAGAATCGCCTGTTTGAAGTACCAATTTTTGATCTCCGCCGACAATAACAATTGTTGATCCAACCATTAGTGGTGCATTTTTTACAAGGTTTGTTGCATCTGCACCATCATAATGAACCGCCGTTACTGTTACCGCATTGTTAGATGTATTGGAAACAGAAAGCCCAATAATTGTAACTTGAGTGGAGCCGGGAACTGTGTATGCACCAACTGTTGTCGGAGCAGTACCAATTCCTCTAGATGTGTAGCGCTTAAAATTGTTTGCCATTTTATTATCCTAGGGCGATTGCCATGGCTACAGCAGCGGCAGTAGCTCTTGTTTCTGCATTATTTATATTGGTGTTTAATGTCACTGTATTTGCAATAAGTGCACTATTCAGTGATGTTATTTTTGTGTTCGCTTGAACCTCAACCTGTTGCACCGCAAGCTGAATATTGTTCGCGGTGATAGTTCCAAATGGTGCATATATTAGTTCAGCCGCAGAATCTCTTGTATTGAAAAAGTCAATTACAGCATTGACTTTATTCATCATCTGGGGGACAGTGTTAGCCGTCGTTAGGTATGGAATAACTGGCATTACATTCTCACCGTGATCTTATACTCTTCGGTCTGATCCGAAGATCTAAACACAGGAGTCTGGTTTCTTACATATAGAACTTTACCAGAATATCTTTGAACTAGAGGCGCGGTTTGTGATGAGATTGTAGCTACAGCACCTGATGTTGTACCTGTAATAACTTCGGTATTGACAAATGTTCCTACGATAGATGTCACGCTAAGTTGTGTTGAGCTTTCTCGCTTCACAATAACTGCCGTTGCGCCAGAAGTACCACCTGTGATGGTTTCATCAGCTACGAAAGTTCCTGTTGCAGCATTTGTATTTAACTTGGTTGTCATATCATAAACTAATGATGTTGCACTAGCTGCGGTGTTTGCTGCCAATTTAGGATTTGCAATCAAACCAACTACTCTAAAATCATTATCGACTGGAACCAAATTTGATTCTGTTCCTGTCATCTTGATATTCAGTGTTATGTTGTGTCCCAGCAATTCACTAACTGGATTTGCACCATGTCCACCAACCGGCGAAAGTGAAGGAACCAAAGTTGCGCCTGAACCAGTGGTACCCACTACTGATGCCTCAATCTGTGTGTATCCTGTTCCTGCAGCTAGAATATTGATCTTAGTAACCGCACCTGTTGTTACCTCAGAATAAGCTGAGAAACCAGTTCCATTACCAACGGCTGTTACTCTAGGAGATACAATATAAACTGATGATGGGTCTGGGTTTGTTGCCCAGTTAGCTGATAGTGTTGCTACCTTAGTTGAACCAACGTAACCAGAAATTGTTCTAATTTGTCCTGCACCAGTGCCAGAAATGATATAAACTGCATAGTTATTATAAACCGAATTTGATCCGCTTGCGCCTGCTGCTAGAGTTACTGTGTTTGGAGCCGATGCAACAACACTGCCACTATGTGTCAGATAAGCTGATCCGCCTGCACTTACACCAACATAACTAATACCACCGTTAATTGCCGCTGCCTGCACATCCCATTGATTTGAACCATTATCAGAAAGCAATTTCTTAACTGGGAAATAATCAGAGGTTAGGAATTTGACCGCATCAACAGCATCAAGTGTAAACATATACTTCCATGTATATCCATCACCTAATGTAAACTGTGTTAGACCTGTGCTAGTTGGCTTATTTGTTGATGTTGCACCGCTATTATTTGATATGCACTTATAAACCTTAAACTCATCTGTTATTACATAAAACTGTGTTGAGAAATAATCTGCATCAGAAGAATATTGTCCATATACTGTTCCAGTAGTCCAATTATATCTTGGTGAAGCATAGCTAACATCTGATGAAATAACCTTTTTCATAGCGAGAATATTCTCGTATGGATTATAATAAATCTCTCTAATAGTTTGTGTTAATGTTGGGGGAGATGCATCAACTGCCCATGACTTTGGTCTGCCAATGAATAGATAAATATTGTCAGGTGTGCTTTCACCAAACTGTTCTAAGAACTGTTCAGCATTATGTATACGAAATTCTCTAGTGACTAGATCTGCCATCTTTATTTTTTCCTAATTATAATGTATTTATTAAGTATTTATAGACGATTAAACTGGTTCTGTTAGATATGATCCATCACCATCTATTAGATGTGAACCGTCAGAATCGGTGAAAATTGCAAATCCTGGAGGAGCTATTTCATTGTATAGAACAGTTATAGATGTATCTGAGTTGACACTAATAACCAAAAGTGTCCAATCTCCATCTGCTATATAGATGATATCTCCAGGAGATACTAGTGACAGATACGAAGTACCTATACCTGTTACGGTAGCATAACCATCATATGATGAACTAGATAATGCAATAACTTCTTGAACGTATAGTTCAATAGAATCTTCAATCGTCTTGATTAGATTAAAATTTTCCAGTGTAAAAGCTGGAAACGGATAATCTGTAGTAATTGTTATAAATCTATCACCATAAACCACGTCAGTTATATGGGTAGCAGTTAATGAGTTATCGGTATCAAAAATTTTAATATCAACGGGCCGCACGCCTGGTAGTGGGCCACTTGGTTGTCCGACTTCAGATAGGAAAATTGTGCCTGTGCCGAATAGTAGTTTTCTAGTTCCAATTAAACTAATTGGAGTTCTATCAAATGCTGAAATAGGTGTTGTACCAAAATCTAAAATCTGGCCATCATTCACCGAAATAGTTCCAGTTCCAGCAGATTCGGTTGTATTTTTTTCAACAACAATCTCATCTACAAATGGAGAGTAATCATTAATAAGAAGTGAAGTTGAATCAATGTAGTATTCATAACTCTTCTTGAAATCTGCATCCCAGTCAATATGATTGTCAACTGTTAGATCAAGGTTAATATTGTTTAGAACTTTACCGAAAAGTTTTGTGCCTGCTGGATGAACAGTCTTGGTCGCGATATCACGATACTCAATAAGCGGAACGCCCGATTGAATTTCGTATGAAAAATCCTGATAATAGAAGTTATCCTGTAGATATTTATCAGATGAAAGATGTCCATCTGTATTCAACCAGTATCCAGGATCTGTAACAAGTCCTTCTGATGTAACGATACCAACTACCACATCACTATAACGAATTTTCAGTTCCTCAGACTTAACAAATACCCCTTTGATATTAGTCAAATATAAAGAAACTGTCACGATTGAGTTTTCAATTACTGTAGTTACATTTTCTACTCGAGCAGTTGCACCAGAAACCGTACCGATAATTTCTGGTATGTCTGTAAATTCACCTTCATAAGATGTGGTAATTTCTAGTCGTTTACCAATATACCATTTACCATCTGATGTTCTTAAAATATCTTTACCAGGATAGTATAGGTTAATTTCTTGATTATAGAGAATTCGGAATAGTAGTTTATACGCATCCTCAGTACCTCTAGATTGATAGAAGCTAAGGATATTCTTAATAAGTGTTTTTCTATTTGTCTTTAAATCTTTAGGAAGAATACCTAGGAATTCATTATGGAGAAAATCTAAAAACTCATCTGCAATTTCATCAACATCGTATAGATCATTGATAGTTCGGGATGCATCAGTAAAGTTGCCAGATTCCTGGCCCCACTTATAGTAGCACTCCATGAACTCAACAAGCAACGCACCATTTTCACGGTAGTTGCTTGAGAATTGTTCCTCGATGAAAAGGTTGATATTCTTTTCAATACTCATTATACTACAATTGTGTCCACTAGAGAATTTGTGCTAATTGGAGTAGAATTTCCAAATACATCAACCACACCAACATCTGTAACGATACTCTTAGTAACATCAATTACCGTGACGATAGGTGATGATAGTAGAAGGATTTCATTTCTCTTTGGTGTATAGACGTCAACATTTGGTTCAACGAATAACCGGATGTCTTCACTGTTATTTTCAATTTCAGTAAAGTTAACACTCACTAGACGAATTTCGCCAGATATGTAATTGATGGTTCCTGCGTTTGAATTAATATATTTTCTCTCATCACCATCTAATCTATAGATTCTAACCTTACCATTACCATCATCATCGAAGTAATGGAAATAATCAACACTACCGTTTGCCATTTTAAATCCTGTTGAATTTAGGCAGCCGATATAACCAGGATATGGGTTTCTTAGAGACTCGGTAAACTTAATCTTATAGGTAAAGGTCGAGTTGTATAGCGGAATGAAACGCTTCTCCAGAACTATTGTGGTGCTGTTATTGATAATTGCGGCATCTGCACTGTCAATGGTTGAAGTGAATTTCGACAAGTAGAAAGCACTTGAAAATTTACTAATTACATCTGATTCGTATGCTTTAATTCTATTAGAAACCTTTGTTAAAATTCCTTGAGAATCCATCGTAGTTTTCTTAGAGTCAAAATACACAGTGGTTGTTGGTTTGATAAATGTAAATAGCGGATCAATTATGATTGGTCTAATTGTCAGCGCATTTCTAGCATTGAAGTCTTCTACAATCTGGTTCTTTTTGAAATTAGAAAGAACATATGATCCTGAAACTTTAGCGGAAATCAAAACCTTACCATATAGCGGAGGATCATTATCCTCACCACCCCATACAGATACCGACTGCATATCAGAATACTTTGATAATAGATATGCCTCATAGTCATTAACTGTTAGAAGTCTTTTTTGTGCAGCGTATTGCTTTGGTGCAGAAAATCTAATATTTTTAATAGACTCTTGATCTTGTCCGTCAGCAGCTTCTGAGATAGTTGTAATAGATGGAACATAAGTTATAGCAATATTATCTGCATTATAACCAGCAGTACCAGTACCTGAGAATACTCGAATACCATTAGGTTCTGTACCAGAACAAACAATACCAGTTACCTCAATAATATTTCCATTAACTAGAGCCTTACCTAGAACACCATCACCAAAGTAAATTTCATACTTGCCGTCATATGCTTCTTGTAAAAAGTAAACATTAGACTGAGAATTGATTAGTGTGATATCATCAACAAGTGTAAATTCTGTTCTATCAGTTGATGATGAATTGGGTCTAACGAAAACTTCTAATGTATCGGTGTCGATTTTAGAATCAAGTAGCTTGAAAAATTCTTGCTGACCATCATAGTTATAAGTATATGTGTAGGATGTTCCTTCGTAGATATCAACTATCTTACGATAGAAACCACCGGAATTAGGCACAACATATTCTTGATTGGTGATAAAGTTATAATTGACACCATCAAGAAGCGAAGTAAATTTTGTGTATCTAGGAACTACTATTTCATCAGGGATATCGTTGGGTAGAAACTGTAGTTCCAACTGTGCAACAGAACATCTTCTAGAACGAGTGGTGTAACATAGTTGTTTTGCACTTGAGACAATATTTTGTCTAATCTGTGCGGTATCTAAGAAAGACTCGTTTGCAACCATGTTTGTGTAGTATGCATTAAGATATGTATTATAGGCTAGTGTATTTAGAATTGTAGCCATGACAGAACCTTCAAAGTTATAATCTTTGAATACTTCCTGCGTCTTTAAATAAGACTTTAAAGAATCTTTTATTTCTTCAAAGTCTAGATTTGTAATTTGAATTTCAGCCATATTATCTTAATCTTTCCAAGAACACTTCGATGGTTTCTAGGTTTACTGCATTCAGCGGCAGATATTTTATCTCTAGATAAAACCCATTATTTTCTAAGTCATCTTTATACTTTATATCAATGATATGGCATCTTGGTTCATAATTCTCCAAGACATTTTCGATACCATTTTTTAGAATGACAAGATCAGCTGAATCTATGTTTTCGAATAATGAGTATGTGACATTAGAAAAACAATCCGGATTAAATAAGACCTCAAATTTATTAGTCAAGACAAGATTTTTTATCGCCTGTTTAATAGCATCTTTATCTTTGACGAGATAAAGATTACCAGTAACAGGGTGCGCCTTAAAACTTATATTTAAATCTGAAAATAGTACCTCGGTAGCCATGCAATCCCTTTATAGTATTTATTAGGCGCGCTCAGCGAATGGTTTTCTTAGATAAATAGTCGCACTACCTGCTGCAGATAATGTAATTGCAACTCTAGAATTACAGTATGGTGTGCCTGTGTATGTCGTTATCTCCAACGGATTTGGTTCTAATACGAAACCACCATAGCCGCCGGTATCTGTCCCGACACCTGTTGCTGCCATATCAATCGGAAATGATGTTTGTCCAGTTGATGGATACCATTCAGTTCTTAACTCAACGCCACCCAATCCCGTTGCGCCAACCGATACATCTAGTTCCCAACCAGTTTTAATGAGATCTCCTAAAACAACAGAAGTTTGATTGAAATTGGTAACGATACTAACTACACCACCCGATGCGCCACCCGATGCAACCACTTTAATCTGATTGCCCCATGTGTTCCCCTCATCATCGGCTAGGGGATCTGTTGGTTCAATAGAAAACACTGCGGTGGCAGTTCCAGTCCGCTCGCCTGAGATGTTATCCGGTAGCGTACCTGTGGTGCCAGTATTAATAGTGCCACCCGTGCCAGTCAATGTTGGATTAGGGAGTAATCCTCGGGTACCCAATCCATATGCAGATTGAGTTAGTCGAGTCAGGCGATGTCCTGGATATTCTCTTAGGTATGGTTCAATCTTTTTTGCAAATGCTGTACCAATAAGCTTGGCAGCGGCGACATTATCATGAGTTCCATCTGCAGAATTTTTTAATACAATTGCGGAAGCGTTATCAGTTGTTACAGCATATGCAGTACTATCAAGAACAACTACGTTTGGCGGTCCTCTAAAATCATCACCATTCATAAAGTAATCAGCTAGTAATCTGTTTATATCATTCATATAACCTATTTGGGCAGACGTAAAGGCATCGCTACCACGCAACCAATTAAAGAATACTCTAAGGCCTGCATCGTTTGCCTGTTTAATATAAGTTTTTATATTTAAAACTGACGTAGCAACTACTGTTCCTGAATTTGGATATACCTGACCAATATCATTTGTTGGATTACCTAACAAAAGATTTGATGCGCCGGTTGCAATTGCTGATGTAACACCTGCTGCAAACTGATCGGTTCTATCGCCAGAAGTGGCATAATTACCAAGCCAAAAAATGGGTTTGTTTTGAGACTTTAGGATGCCAGTGGTCCAGTTCATCCATCCAGCATTACCCTTCACCTTGCGGGCGCCGCCCGCATCGAGGTACTGTGACTCTTCCAATGAATTTCCAGCGACCGCAAAGGTATTTGGTGCACGATTGACTCGTAGCGAATTTGCCTGTGTAACTAAACGAACCGACATATGTGATTAACCATCCTATTTAATGCTTTATAGTATTTATCAAATTACGCCACGAAAGGATTGAATACCTTTCTCTATTACACCAGTTAATAGATCAGATGAAGAGAATATAGGCAACTCTACTCGTGAAGCATTTGCAGCCAATTTCTTAGGATCTACACCAATATGCATCCATGATGAATTTCCAAACACCATCTGTATATTCGATGCCTGCCGAGCAATAGATTGAATATCTTTAGCTAATGAAAACATATTGTCTTCATAACCTTTAATCTGTAGATCGATTGAGGCCCCCACTGTATGCTGAATTTCATTCATACCTTTTGACATAAGACTTTGGATAGAATTGCCTAGGTACCCAGATCGAAGAACTAAATCTCCGCCAAATTCTTTGAATAGATTTTCCACAACTTTCTGTGATGTTAACTGCAGATTCTTTGCAACCATCCAGATAGGAACACCATTCGGTGTGAATAAATTGTTATACTGTGATGGAATTAGCTTAGATGAAAACTTAGGAAGCCATTCACCAACCAATGGGTGAAACGCCCCTGATGACATATGGGCCAAAATAAAGTTTTTAGATAAAACGGTTCCGCTATCTATGATTGAGTTCTTGTCTATTTCACTTGCCATCGTTATAATTACCTACATATGGGTTATAGGTATTTCTACCTGCTGGTATTCTTTTCCAAAAGAACTGATAGACCTCACGATAGGTTCTTTGAGCTTCTTTATCGTTTCTTTTCTTCTTCAAGATAATGTCATCATATTTTGTACCCAAAGTCTTAACTTCTTCATCAGGAGTCTTTTGTGCTTTGTCAAAGATTTCTTTAACTTTAGAAGCCGAACCTAGTACATATGAAGCAAACATCTCAGCTATTTGAGGGTCTCTGCCTAATGATGAACGAAGGCTATCGACATTGGTTAATAGTTTCTTTGCA